GTATCATATGGAGTCTGCTGTTTGAGCCATTGACCGAGCAATTGCAGCAATTGATCATTGATGATGTTAAACGCATAGTGGGTTACGATCCCAGGATGGGCCTAAAGAATATCAATATCAATAGCCAAGATTACGGGATTCAAATCGAAGTTGACTTGGTGTATATACCCACTAACCAAGCAACAAATCTCAGCCTCCAATTTGATGCCAACTCGGCTCGATTAACACGCGGTTAGCCACACGAATAAACTACGTAGTTTAAAATTGCAATAAATATATAATAACGGATATATTTAGATGTCAATAACCACACGTCAGACAAATTTATTGGTAAACCAGAATTGGACTCGAGTTTACCAAACTTTTAAACAGGCCGATTTCCAAAGTTACGACTTTGAGACTTTACGCAAGAGCATGATTGACTACTTGCGTACCTACTATCCTGAAGATTTCAACGATTTCACTGACAGTAGCGAGTATATTGCCCTTATCGATCTTATTGCATTTTTGGGACAAAGTCTTGCATTTCGTACAGATCTTAATGCCCGTGAAAATTTCTTTGACACAGCAGAACGCCGTGACAGTATTCTTAAACTGGCCCGCCTGATCAGTTACAACCCCAAGCGCAATATCAGTGCCAGTGGCTATTTAAAAATTGACAGTGTCAGTACTACAGAAAATGTATTTGACAGCAATGGCCTAAACCTAAGCAATTTGTCTATTGCCTGGAACGATACTGCCAACCCCGACTGGCAAGAACAACTTACCACCATACTGAATGCCTCGTTAGTCAACAATCAAGCTGTTGGCAAGCCCAGTAATAGTCAAAGCATCGGTGGTATACAAACTGATGAATACAGCATTAACCTACCGGCTGGGGTAATTCCGCGTTACGGCTTTAATGCCATAGTTGAAAATAACTCAATGAGTTTCGAAGCTGTCAGTGCCACTAGCAGTGGTAAGAGCTACATCTATGAGCCCAACCCCATTCCTAGCGGGAAGTTCAATGTTCTTTATCGTAACGATAATTTAGGTAACAACAGCGTCAACACCGGCTACTTCTTGTACTTTAAGCAAGGCACATTGGCCACTGAGGATTTTAACCTAAGTCAGAGCATGCCTAACCGTGTGGTCAACGTTAATTTTAACAACATCAATAACGATGATGTTTGGTTATACCAATTGGGTGTAACTGGTACGCCTACCACTGCTTGGAGCAGTGTGCCTGCTGTGGCTGGTATTAACGTGATTTACAACCAAAGCAACAACAGAAATTTATATCAAATCAACAGTCGAAACAATGATCAAATCGACTTGGTATTTGGCGACGGTGCATTTGCAAATATCCCGCAAGGCATTTACAGATTGTATTATAGAACCAGCAATGGACAACAGTACAAGATCACGCCTGACGAAATACAAAGTGTCACTATACCAATAACTTATGTAAGTCGTACCAACACAGTTGAAACATTAACTGTTACTGCAAGTCTTCACTATACCGTTGCCAACTCAAAAACACGCGAGAGTATAGAAAACATTCGTGCAAAAGCACCAGCACAGTATTATACACAAAATCGTATGATCACTGGCGAGGATTATAACCTATTCCCTTACACCAACTTTAGCAACATTTTAAAAGTCAAGGCTGTTAACCGTTCAAGTTCGGGCATCAGCAGATTCTTAGATGTATTGGATGTAACTGGAAAATATTCTAGCACAAACATCTTTGGTGGCGATGGTATATTGTACAAGCAAAGTCCTAAATCAAGTACGATATTTGGGTTCAGTACCATAAATGACATTTATGAAGTAATTTATAACACAGTTAATCCTTTGCTAGCCGGTAAAGATCTACTGCATTTTTACTACGAAAATTATCCTCGTTACACAAATGCAAACACCTTCTGGAGTCGTAGTACCGCAAGCAGTAACAGCAGTACCGGTTACCTAGTCAATGGATCAAGCACACAGTATCAAACTGGACTTGGGGTTAGTAGCAATTTAAAATATGTCACAACAGGTGCGTTGTTGAAGTTTACTGCTGGCACTGGCAAATTCTTTGATGCACAAAATCAAATACGCACAGGTACTCCGTTGTATCCTGGCGAGAATCAATACCTATGGGCCGCAGTGGTCAGTGCCAATGCTGGGTATCCTCTTCAGTTGAGCCAGAACGTCCCAACAACAGCAGTGCTGGATACTATTATTCCGTTGTTTAAGACATCATTGCCAAGTGCGACATTTATCACACAATTGGTACATCAATTACAAAGTTATCAGAATATTGGACTGACATACAATGTTTCGACACAAAGCTGGCAAGTGATACTACCACAAGACTTAAACTTGGGTGCATTCAGTTTAACCAACCAAGGTGATGTAACTGGTACAGGGTTAGACAGCAGTTGGTTATTGGCTTTTACTTACAACGGCATTAACTATAATTTATCACATCGTGGTACACAGTACGTGTTTCAAAGTCTAGAAGAAACACGTTTTTACTTTGATCCAGATGTCCGTACATTTGACAGTAAAACTGGATTGACGTTAACTGATCAAATCAGCGTATTAAAAACAAACAATCAACCTGACAGCACAACGCCAATTGGGATAGATCAAACATGGTACATTTATGATAATGTAGTGCAAACTGACGGCTATATTGATAACACACAAATACTGGTTACATTCCCCGACGACAACAATGATGGTGTCCCTAACGATCCTGACCTATTTAAAAACATAGTGGCACCCACAGTGAATACTAACAAAAAGTATGTGTTCTTTAAGCAAGTTGCCAAGACAGACAATTTCATTACCACTATACCAGTAGACAATACCACGATTGTTACCAACTATGCCACACAAACGGCCATCACTGCCAATTGGACTTTGTATCTGAGCGGACAAATATTTTATGCAACAACAGAAAATGCATTCTATCAGCTGGCAATAAGTGCAACCAACACTAGAACTCTTACAAGATTAAGCAACTATGTGGCACAAGTTGGCCGCCAAGGTGTGTCATTTCAATACAGACACAACAGTCCCAATGATAGACGCATCGACCCAAGTCCCAACAACATCATGGACTTGTACATACTCACAACACAATACTCAGCTGATTATTTGGCCTATATACAAGATACCACAGGCACAGTTGCAGAACCCGCATTGCCCACAAACGATACACTAAAAACAGAATTTGGCAGTGGCAGCACAAGTCTCGAGAACTACAAAGCCTTGAGCGATACCATTGTGTATAATCCAGGCAAATACAAGCCCTTATTTGGTGCAAAAGCACCCACCAATTTACAAGCCACATTTAAGATTGTAAAAAATCCCAATGTCAATGTCAGCGACAACGATGTCATTAGTAGCACAGTGGCTGCCATAAACAGATACTTTGACAGTGCCAATTGGGACTTTGGCGATACGTTTTACTTCAGTGAACTCAGTACATACTTGCATAATGCGCTGGCACCCAATGTGGCCAGCATTATTATTGTACCAAGTAACACCGATGTTGCTTTTGGCGGATTGATGCAAATCAATGCTGCACCAAATGAAATAATGGTGAGTGCAGCAACCGCCACAAATGTACAGATCATCTCAGCAATTACAGCTGCACAAATCAATCAAACTCTTGCAGGGTTAGGTATTATAATTTAATATGGCACAAATAAAGACCAGTAACTTTTTACCCGAAGTATTTAAAACAGACACAAATAAAAAGTTCTTAAATGCTACATTGGACCAATTGGTAACGCAACCAGACCTACGAAACGTCAACGCTTATGTGGGTCGTAAGTTTGCACCAACTTTTAAAAGTACAGATAATTATCAGCCCGAGCCCTCGGCCTTACGACAAAATTATCAACTTGAGCCCAGTGTAGTAGTCAAAAACAAAGTAACTGGTGAGACAGAATTCTTCAGTAGTTACATAGACTTACTGCAACAAGTCAAACACTACGGTGGCATAACAGATAATCAAAGTCGTATGTTTGCCAGCGAGAATTACAGTTTTGATGGAACATTTGATTTTGACAAGTTTGTTAACTTTAATCAATATTATTGGTTAACCGACGGACCGGACTCTGTTGATGTATATGGTGCACAGATTCCTACAGCACAAACATTCACTGTGACACGTAATCCAGTAACTGGTAGTTATTTGTTTTCCACAGCTGGGTCTGTGGAAAATCCCACAGTCAGACTTGCATATGGTGGAGTCTACAAGTTTGTTGTTGACCAACCCGGCTTTCCGTTCTGGATCCAAACGGCTGCAGGAACTAGTGGTACTAAAGACAATCAAACAAATCTTTCAAGTCGCGATATACTTGGCGTAGAAAATAATGGCACAGATGTTGGTACAGTGACATTCAGAGTGCCACAGCCAACTGCTCAAGATTTTTATATAAGACTGGTGCTGGCCGGCACTGCAGACCTAAGCACAAAGCTGCATTATAATCAAATACATGGTCGCCGCCTAAGTGAAGTAGTTGCCGCAGGAGAGAACGGATTTGACGGAGTCAATGCGCCAGCACAAATTAATCTTAAATCACTGATTTTTGTCAACGGTGATGTTGATGCCAGTTACTGGACAGTCAGCGGATCAACTATTCCTGTTGAAAAACGTCTCAATGCTTGGATTATTTCATTGAGCAACGATGCAGATCCCGTTGTAACACTGAATCCACTGGCACAAGCATTCACTATAGATAAATTACAAAAAGTTTTTGTACGTGGTGGACTGTCAAGAGCAGAATACAGTTACTACCTAAGCAGTGATTATCTAATAGATAATGTTTATAAAACAATACCAAACATCACAGCACCATTGACCAACTTGTTTTATCAAGACGGTATCGGCTCTACATTTGTTGGACAAATTGATTTATTGGCCGTTGATAATGTTACGTTCAATATAGATACAGACATCGTTGGCAAAACAACTTATAAAAGCCCCAATGGTGTTACATTCACAAATGGGTTAAAAATCAAATTTGACAGCAGTGCAACACCTAGTTCCTATGCCAATAATACCTATTATGTTGATGGTGTGGGCACCGGAATAAGATTGTTGAATGTTGACACATTTATCACACCCGAATCCTATGCAGCAAACGGAATTGATGCGCTAGATTATATCACTATTAATCGTGGAAGTCAAGATTTAAATCCTTGGACACGCAGCAACCGATGGTTCCACATTGATGTTATTAACTCAACGGCAGCATACAATAAAACAACAGCTCTAATAGATCAGAACTTACGTGCCAACCGACCAATCATTGAATTTGAAGCAGATTTGCAGTTGTACAACTTTGGTCGTATTGCCAAAGCTCCGGTAGACTTATTGGATTTTAACATAACTGACGCACGTAACGTAGTTGAACTTCAAGCAGAGGGTTATACCATTGGCGGAGTCAAATTGACACAGGGTATGCGTGTTGTGTTTGCAAGCGATTTTGACCCCACTGTACGTAATCAAATTTTTGTAGTCAATATTGTGTACATATTGAACTTGGCCAGTAATGTTATTAATCTTGTGCCTGCTGATGATTATGTAGTTGATGTCAACAATAACTTGGTGGTGACGCAAGGACCCAACAAAGGCTTAGAATATTACTACAATGGTGACACCTGGGTTAATGGACAACAAAAGAACGGGGTCAACCAAGCACCCGTATTTGATGTTATTGATAGTCTTGGGTACAGTTTAAGTCAATTGACCAATAGCACATTTACTGGCACAAAGATATTCTCTTACCAACACGGTACTGGTATTGCTGATCCGGTATTGGGATTCCCTTTGAGTTATCGTAGTTTTAATCAAATTGGTGACATTCAATTTGACAATAACTTTGATGCCGATACTGTCAGTTACACCGACAGTACAGGTGCAACTGTGACACGTAATATCAACAATCTTGGCACACTACAACAAAACAAATCGTTGACCTCTTACAATCTACGTAACATTTGGATCACAAACAAAGAAAAGAGCAAACAGTTTCAGATCATCAACGGTGTGTACGACGGCAGGAACAGTTACTTTCAAATTGATATTACAAAAAATATTGAGTCAACAAGTCCTTACTTCAAAGTATATCGTAATAGCAAATTGATCAGCTCTTACGAGTTGGTCACAGTGGGCATAGTAACCTATGTTCATGTCACAGATTCCAATTTGACAGCTGGTGATCAAATTGATATATTGATCTATAGCAACAAAGTCAGTAAATTAGGTTATTATGAAATACCACAAAATTTAGATTTGAACAGTGAAAACGCAAACTTTTCAAGTCTGACCTTGGGACAATTACGCAACCACGTGACAACAGCAGTGGGCAACAGCACACAGGTTGTTGGCCTAGTTCCTGGCGATAGTAATCTTAGAGACCTGGCAATCAAGGCACAAGGCGGTAGCATACTGCAACACGCAGCACCTGTACTGTATAGTGAATTGTTTTTAATTGACAAAGATGCCAACTTTATCAAATCAATTAATCTAGCGCGCCACGAGTACAGCTAAATAA